CTGCGCAGCACTCTGTCCAGATAGCTTCTGCAACTGTACCCTGAACGATCTCTCTGCCATTTCCGCTGATTGACTGCACATTTACGTGCTTGTATAACTTGGAATATTCAAAGACATTCTCTTTGATGATTCCAATGAATACCTCTGGGATCGTGAGTCCCACGTTTGTGAGTTCTCTCTTATTTTTGATGCAGCTTCTTACTTCGCCAAGATAAGCCTTGACATCATCACGCTGGAACATTGCATCAATGTTTTCTACGTTTCTGAAAAACTTGTTTCTCTTCATGATTTTGATCTCTCCTTTTTTTCTTTCCTCTGTGGGTGCTGTCGGTGTTGTGTCCTGATTTTTCTCAGTCTCAGCAAGCTCTTTTTCCATCTCTCTGATGGAGTCACCAAGCTTTGTCTTTTCCTCTTCGTGTGCAGCCTTTTCAGAGTCGAACTTCTCAGCCTCAGTCTCAACTGCTCTCTGAGCTTCAACTTTCTCCTCTCCTTCAGCCATCTCAGCAGCCTCTTCAACTGCCTTTGTGATCTCTGCCTCACGCTTCTCAAAATCAGCATCTTTTGCTCTGAGTGCTTCAAGCGCTTTCTTTGCAGCATCAATTTTTGTTCTTAACACAAGTGCTTTTAACATTATTTCTCTCCTCTCACTTTCTTAAGGACCTTTTCCTTCCAAGCCTCATTTTTTCTCTTAATAAGAGTTGCTTTTTCTTCCTTCCTGGAAGAAAGATTTGTCTCTTTGTAGGCCGGAAACGTAACAACTGAACATTCGTATAATTTAACTTTTTTGATAGTCCAATGAACACTCCCATCCTCTCGGAAGTCGGTTTCCTCTTCTAGGATGTCAAAGCCAAAACTTGCCTGATTGACATCGCCACGATCAACTCTCGCTTTTGTGTTGAGCGCATCCTGATCGTTTCGGTTTATCAGTACACGTCCCCACAAACCATGTTCATCCTGGCGCAATTCGAATGTATGCGCTGATGTTCTTCCTAAAACAAGTCTTGTATCATGATCGGTTAAACACCGAATGTCATCTGATAATGTCTCTGTGAATGCTCCTGGCGCAATGGATTCAGTCATTCCTTCGCCAATCTCGTATATGCTGTTAAATACTGAGAAATAACCTTCAATATACTGATTGTCGCCTTCATCTCTGGTCTCAAAATTTGTCGCAACTGCTCTAACTTGTCGTTTTCCTATCTCGTCTCTCATTTTTTAACCTCCAGCTCCTTTTTAGGTCTCTTATTATGTGCTTGCACTAATAGATCTACCCATCTGCAATTATTTGGTTCGTAGTCTCCGTCAACATCTTTTCTGTCGATTGTGCAATCTCCATACTTGGCATCATCTTTGTATCCATTCTCGTATGCCCATTTTTTGAACGTTTCAAAATCATGCCATTCCTTGCAAATTTTTATTCCTCTTGCTCCATAATCCTTGTATCTTTCATTGTTTGGATTTTCTACTCTTTGTTTCATTCCGGCCCAAACAATATATAGCCTTGATCCGCACATCCCGTGTTTGAAGTTGTATTTCTTCAACCATTTGCTTGTGCTTTCTTTTCTTTTACAGCCACATGACTTTGTGTGTCCGGTCCTTAAATTATTGCTATTTACAACAATTTCATTACCACAATCACACTTGCATAAATACTGCGCTGCATTGTGAATTGAGTTTTCAACTCTTCTCTCAACGAATAACCTTCCGAACGTTTCTCCGGTTAAATCAATTGCGCTCCCCATTTATTCTTCCCCTTGTATGAGCTTCTTTTGAGCTCCGATCATGTCAGATGGAATGTAATTTTCAAGAATTCTCAGCTCATCCAATCCTTCAAGCTGCTCCATTCCAAGTCTGTCTCTGACTTCGTTTCCGGTAACAATGCCCTTGTCGGATAATCCAGCAAAGACTTTGTAAATTGTCTCTATATCCCAATCAAGAAGTGACAAGTGATTGAGTCTCAAATACATCTTTGGCGATATAATGAGCTTTTTGGTCAATTCCTGATTGATTCCTAATGTCAAAGTCTTGATTGTACTTTGTATAAAATTGTTCCATTCTTCTTTCTTGTACTCCCCAACTCCCAAAAGGAAAGCTGGCACTCCGATAATTGAAGCAACTGTCTTTTTATCAAGCTGGACTGTATCGGCAATCGCCAAATCTGCAAGTGACAATGGTCTTACTTGCTCAACCTGGAACTGTTCAGCCGGAATCAGCCAAGGCTCTCCGACTTCTGATGATTTAACGTAATCATTTAAGAGCTTTTCTCTTCCGCTTGGACTTGAGAACTCATCCACTAAAGCATCAACTTTAACAATGACTGATGGTTTCCACTTGGATTCCATGAATCCTTTTTCTGTGGCTGCTGCTTGCTTTAAATTTTCGGCAACTGTTATCAGATTGGTTGTAACTCCTCTGCCCTTCCAGAGATATGTCTTGTCAGGATTGAACACAAAATGAAGCACGTTGTCAGGATCGTGCGCTTTCCCATCAACTAAGACTTTATAATCACGATATCCGATCGGCTCAAAGCTGACTCTGCTTGCAGATATCGGCTCAAGGTTCACAATTGCTCCGTTGTATGTGTGTGGAATGACTATTGAGTTGCCTTTTCCGTATAGAAGCATATTCATGACAATCGACTGCATCCATGTGGATCTTGTCATGTGCATTTCCGGTTCAATGTCAATCTTCCTTGACAGCTCATTGATTATCCTTTTATCTCCCATTTCCGTATTTGCCATGAGATGAATTGTCAGCGATCCGATAAGCTCTGCAATCTTTTTGCAAGCGGTCATGATCTCCGGATTCTGATCTAATGACGTATATCCAGGACATACAATTGATTCTGAATCTGTAAGCCACACTCCAATTGGCGACTTTTTGCCAACTTCTCTCTTCTGTTGAATTCTTTTTCTTCTTTTGCTCATTCTTCTCCCCACCAGCTTCTGCCCTTCTTGGCTCTGTCTCCGTTCTGAATGCATCTGATGCAAGCAAAAACAGAAGCATCAAAAAGGTCGATTCGCTGTTCTGGCTGAATCTTCTCGTATTGGACAGCATCATCTGTCTTTTCAACTGCTGCCACGTTTGAAACGCAATATTCATACGCTTCGGAATGCAAATAATATAATTTGCCATCCTTGGCTGCTTTTTCTATGTGTCTGAAGCCTTGCGACTTCAAGTAATAATACTGAGGCTGATCTATAATCTTGAATCCGGCTTTCTTCATTGATGGGAAGTATTCCTCTCCAGCAAACTTCCTATCATGGCCGACTTCCTTGATCTTGAATCCCATCTTTCTCATGCTGATAAACCAATTGACGATATCAGCAATATTTACTGTTGGAGAATTGCACATTGTAAGCCATCCGTCATCCATCCATCCATATAATGGAATGTTGTCCTCTTCGGCCTTGTTGACTGCCATGACTACCGGACAAAATGCATGAGTGATGATGATGTCTACTCCGTTGTAATTTCCAAAGAGTGCTGCTGCTGTCAGATCATACATTCTTGACAAGTCAGCTCCACCAAACCAATCAATTGGCATCTTGGAAAGCTGTTTCAGAGTCCATTTATACTGTTTGTCTGAAGCTCTGAACTCATCTATATCAAACCAGGCTTTCATTGCAGCTGTGTATATGTTCAGGGACCTTGATAAGAAGTCCTTGCGCTGCCTTGGATTGTTCTGTGCCTGGAGTGCATCATTTAATATCTCTTGTGGTCTTATAGTGACTCCATAATTTGGATTCGCTTTTTGGTGCTGGATTGGATTCGTATAATCGACATTGCCTTTTTCGTCCTGATCCGCTCTTGCTACGAAAGCAAAAAAGGAATCGTCCTTGACAATTCCTTTTGCTACTTTACAAGCGTATTGCATTTGGTCATAACCGAATGAATTGATATTATCTCCGGCTGTTGTTATGCCAATCATGAGCTTATTTGTATAAGACTTCATGGCCTCTTTGAATCTGTTATACTGAGCAGCCTTTTTGTAAGCTGCAACCTCATCAGCAATGGCAAAATTGCAGTTGAATGAGTCTTGAGCATCAGGATTTGAAGCCATGACCTGAATCTCAATTGTTCCGTCTGGCCTTCCATCTGCTGTCTTGAACTCATATTTGATTGAGTGTTCGAAAGAATTATCTTTCACTTCGAAGTCATCAATCATCTTCTTGTATTTCAAAGTGAATACCAAGAAGTTGAATGTCTCCAGCGCTTGCTTAAGTGCTGCTGCCACGACATAGATTGTTGATCCTGACTTTCTCTGTATGATTGCAACCGCAAAGCTCAATGCTGCAATGAATGAAGTGTTATGTGTTGCAGTATAACTTCTTGTAGCCAAATACAAGTGACTTGGATTGTCTATCATAATGCACTTGGATGGCTCTGTTGGAATCCTTGTGATGTTGACAATGCTCTTTGCTTTCATTCTCTCTGACAGATGGTCCTTCAATCTCTCAGCTTTTCTCTTCAGCTTGAAGCAATTGTTTGTCTTGTCGCAATAAAAAAGCACAGAAAAGCTTCTGCACTTCTTACCATTGCACATTATTGTTTTTTGGCGCTTGCTGCTCTTGATTCCAAGGCTTGCAAGCAGTTCTCTGAACTCATCAACTAGCTTCTCATTTTTCTGTGAGAATTCACACTGACCTATCTTGCTGCAAAAGCCATCTGTGTCCATGAGTCCTCTTAAGAGCTCCATGCGCTGCTCAATTGAGCTATGCAAGTAAAGCTCCGGAATATGTTTATTTTCAAATACTCCGATTTCTCTCAGAGCGTTTCGGAGTGGATTCCCTTTTTTAGTGTATTTCTTTTCAATCATGTCAAGAGCTATGTTTGAAGCTCTCTTCTTGAATCGGTTTATCTTGCAAGTATGTCCACAAGCTGTCAGATGCTCAACCATTTCTGTGATGTCTTTTTCATCACAAGTGATTGTGGTATTGTCTGAGGTCCCATCTCCAAGCCATACTCCCAAAGTGTACGGATCAACCGGAAGGACCTTTTCTGAATACTCAACCGGAGCAGCCATTGGAACTCTGTACTTGTATTCAATGCCCTTTCCGTCTGGCCTTGCGTGTGAGAAGTCCTCAAGCATTTCCGCTGTGGTTATATCAAACCAGCCACCATTTTCGTGGAGTCGGCTTTTTGCTTTGTTCTCAAAAGTAATTACTCTTTTGAAGGTCCTTCTGCTGCTCTTTGTTTGCACTGTCCAGATGTGATCTCCGCTGGCTTTTATCTGAGTGCCATCTTCAAACTCCACAAGATACATATCTTTGTGGAATATCTCACTTTCACATATGACTTCTGATGCCTGACCATCAGCACCGAAAACAAAATCCCCTGGATGGATGTCTTGCATGAGTTTGAATCCTTCAGGTGTTGCGATCTCTGTGTCAAGGCTCAGAGCTTTTCCATTTTTTCTAGCCAATAGAATCAAGCTCTCTTTGAATCTACGCTCATTTGTTCCAGCGTAGTAAAAACCTAAAAGATTATAGACAATGAATATCTGAAAAGGCTGCAATAGAAACGGCTTTCCAAGAAGTGGAGTTCCGTCAAGCGCTTCGCCTTTTCTATGGACGAATATTCCTTCAATGATTGTGACTGCTGCATCCGGCTCTTTTGTTCTGAAGTCTAGGTCCTTGCGTTCAAGATCATCCAGGAACCTTTGACAAGCTGCAACGATTTCCGCTCCGGCAATCTGTTTCCCTGAAGTCACATCTTTCGCATATTTAATTGCAATGTCTTTGTAATGTTTTGCTTTCATCAAATACCCAAGTCTGCAAGCGCTTCAGCAAGTCCTCCACCTTTGTGCTGCTCTGTCAGACCTTTTTCTCCTAGCATCTTGAGTCCTTTGGGAGTCAATCCCAAGTCTCTCCAATATGCAAGAGCTTGTGTGTTGCATTCCTGGATAATGACAAGCGCTGGATTTTTGACCATGTTAGTTGCACCGCCTTTGTTGGTGTGCATCACAATTGGATTTCCACCGGACTCATCCCAATACTCTTGAGCCTTGTCCCTTGTCTCAAGGATTCCAGCCAAAGTATCAATCACTGTGTCGAAGGACTTCTGATAAGTTCCTACTGCCCTGCACTCTTTCTTTATTTTTGATATCCATCTTTTCTTTTCCATATGTCAGAATTTAAAACTTGTATTAATAATTAAGAATCAAGTCACATAAGACTGATTCATGTTTCACATAGGTTTCATGCACCTTTGAGTGCTTTTCTCTCCGGTCTTACCCCTTCCGCCAAAAAATGCCTTGTGTATATAAAAGGG